TCTCCCAACAACCATACATTCTTCTGCAATATCCTGCGCAAATGCAGTCAACGGAATTCCTGTCAACGTAATATCTTCTAGCATTGATGATGTATTTATAGGGCATTCTGCTACAGGCGGACGGCGAAATACCATGCCAATCATTCCCTGAATTGTCCGGTATGTAGCGTTGTATAGAACTGTTCTATTTAATCTTGCTTTATATGCGGCAGGAGGTTCATCTGTTAAAGTTGGTAGGTATTCAGTAGTATGTTCGCGTAACTCTTCTGTACCAGCAAATACATCTCTACAACGAGACCATATTGGCAACATCTCAGTATATTCTGAGTGACGAGTGCGAACTCCTTTATTATTTTGCGCCATATTATAACCCTTGATAAACGAGCAATTTTCGCAAGGGTATCAGTGTTTTATGGAATATGCAAGTGGGTGCTTACAAACCAGTTATAGTAGCGAATTGCATAGAATAATTAGTCTGCAACCGATGGAAGGCTCTGCTTAAACAATCTACCTGATCGTCTTTTGCCTTACCGTCCCCATTGAATCCAGCCATTTCTTTAATCAATGCTTCATTCCATGCGCCTTGTACCATTACTACATTCCCAACGTTGACCTGTGATGCCAGAGGCTCTGCGCGAGTAACTTTGTCTCCTGATTCTGGCGAAGTATGAACTCTGTATCCTGATAATTTTTTTGTAAGGTAAAGTACATGCGCTTTCCCAGCAGAACCGGGATCCTGAGGCAAACTTTGCTCAACAATCAATCCATCTTGGCTTGCTGTACTCAATAAAACTCTTTCAACGACATCAGGTGTATCTCGGAAACGAACCATATTCATAATCACGTATTGTCCTTCACTCGTGATTCCAATTAAGCCGCCAGTTGACCAATCTGGGTCTTTCCCATCAATAACAGAACTTGCCGCGAAGTCCCATCCTCGGCAAAATTTTACGCACACCGGAGCAACTGGAACTATCTTGATATTTTCAGGCTTAAACACCCCGCCGTTTCGCGCTATCTTAGGCTGACCAAGCCACACGTTAAGATATTCTTCGTAGTCCATCTCTTTCATCTTCTCTGCAAGATGAAGTAGCTCCTTCCCTAACAAAGCATTATCTGTGTAGTTAATTGGTATTAGTGTTACGTCATCATCTGGCGTAAGCACAAATCTTTTGTATATGAAGTCATCAACAAGTCCAGTATTGAAACCTATCCATATTTCAGCATCTGGTGCGCGGATTGTCGGGTCAAGCTCGATGAATGTTTCTTTTGTTACGTCTGTCGCTTCTTCAATCCAGCATATCTTCGTATTGTTGAGTGATTTAATTTCTTTGATGTTGTGTTTCAATCCACGGAATACGAAATTAGTGCCAGTCTTTTTGTGGCGTATAGCGTTGACTAGTACATCAAATTCATTCTCAAGTTTCAAATCTTTTATCTGAAAATCGAGCGTGGATAACACGGAGTCTGCGATTGATGATTGAATCTGGCGACAACATAAAATAGTTTGCTTCTCTTCCATTGCGCGCAAAATTGCAGCGAGTCCAAAGGTTAGCGACTTGCCAGCCCCCCTCCCACCCCATGCAACATAATATCGAGTACGCTTATGCCCTCTATCAACAATTCGATGCTCTGGAATAAGCAGCCCATTTTCAGGATTTATTATCCTACGCTTTCTATCAAAAGCACCTTCCACCTCAACACCATTGACAATGATAATAGGTGCGCGATTTTTTTCAAAGAGCGGAAGCCATAATGGAGACGGAAGTTCTAATTCCATTTATGCGTACTCTCGCAAATTTTTATTATCTGTATTTTCACTACGAAATTTTCTGAATACTTTAGCTTCTATTTGTCTAACGCGCTCAGAACTAATACCTTGTGATTCTCCTATCTCAGCGAATGATAGGTCATCAGTAAATCTTTCCTTAATAACAACATATTCTCGTGGTGTCAATGTATCCAATGCAGCTTTTACAACAGCAGATAAATCTGATTTCATTGCATCATCTTCTGGGCTTCCCAATGTCATCATCTCTATATGATTTTCAAGAATATATCCAATAGCATTTTCTGATACAGTTCTTTCACCACTGTTCTTTTTCAATCTCATTGTTAATTGATTGTCAGACCACAATTCAGACGGACAAGCACCAAGTACCTCCATCATTATCTTGGCGGTATCAGTAAATTCGCCATGTGAATTTATTGGTGGCTTTCTTAATGAAGAATAATTATTTATTTCTTGAGGAGATAAATCACATGCCTTAGAAAAATCAGTTAGCGTTTTATATCCAGCATTTTCAATTGCTGATAATAGCAAATTATTTCTAACTGTTACTTTGACTCTATATTCATCCATTTCTTTTTCCTTAGTTCAGTTCCAAACTGTCAATTCCGTTGCCGCAATCGTTACAAAGTTCTGATGCTATTTTTACGGCTTCACGCGATGTTTTACCAAGATACATTGCTGCCATAGCAAAATCTCTTCCGCTTCCAATAGCCCAAAACTTATTTTCTATCTGCAATGGATAAGGGGAAGATTCATACTGCTTAACTTTCCCATCTAGTCCGATTACCAATAAACTAACGCATTCTTTTGGGTCACGTTGATATGATGGTAATGTTTCCGCATCACAACCATCTTCAATCCATTTCAACATTTCATTAATATGCGCTGTAGCACCAGCTCCACCGACCAAGCATCCTCCTATTTTACGCAGCTTCATTGTTGTGGCATGTAACCCGCCAAATGATGTCATTTTATCTGCCGAAAGAGTCTTCCCATCCCATGCAATTATTGTCATTTTATTATTCTATAAAGTTAGATTATTTATAATAAAATTATGTATCAAGTTGAAATATATTAAAATTGCCTAATGAATTCAATTTGTTATGATTGACAATAAATAAGCAATATCTCTAATTATACCCTAACCACTTCTACACCACATTCACTGAACAACTTCATGGCATACGCATTAGATTCTGCCCATCGCGGATTATCTTCATATTCTGAAACAACAGCAATAAATCCTGATTGAACAATCGCACGAGCGCATTCAATGCAGCAAAATAATGGCGTAACAACCAATATGCAACCTTCCAATGGCGTTCCTACACGAGCTGCATTGTAAATTAGGTTCTGCTCCGCATGGGATGTCCACACGTATTTTTCTGGGCGTTCATGGCGTGATTCAATATCATCATTAAATCCACGAGGGAATCCGTTATACCCCATTGCGCGTATTTCTCCAGCACTCCCTATTGCTAAAGCACCGACCTTTTTTGCTCTATCTTTTGATAACTGCGCAACTTCACGTGCAATTGCCATAAACTTTTTAGCTTTTTGAGGAGTCATTTTCTCTCTTCTCTATTTCACAATTAAGATACCACCTAGCTTTTTTCAAATCTTCAATCGCGTTTCCTTTTAGGTCTGCACGCCACATATATTTCAGTGCATTTCCTAAACAAAATCCCATGTACTTCGTAATTTGTATTGCTTCGATTCCACTTGGATGACTTGTGTAATGTTTAGGGTGATTTATATTATCATTCATTGTCGTCATAAATATCCCCATCATTCACTTCGATAACTTTTTCAGTTCTTTTTGGTTCTGTGAGAAATGTCAATTGGAAAACTGGCCTACTATCTTGGCTTAATGTAACTTCTTGAGGGATAGCCTTTTCATTGAATTTAACTCTATCTCGCAAGCCAGCAATCTTCATCGCATGTTCAGCTCTAGCTTTTGCAATACCAGCTTGTGCGGCAGTCAAATTATCTCCCTTATTAGCTGCATCCTCAAGATACTTGGTTGCATCATCAGCAAGTGCCATCGCTGACGCTTGCATAGCTGGTTCTAATGCGTCTCTGTGGAATGCCATCCACTTTATTAGCTGTTCACGCGATAGTCCTAATTTCTTGGATGTATCATCCAGCGTTAAACCATTCACTAAATAATTTAATATCGCACAAGCACCTCCGATAGCTTCGATGCGTCTTGCTGAATCATCGCTTGGAGCAATCATATTCTTGATGTTCTCGATACGTAATACCTTCATTGTTTCGTTATCAAGAGCAACGATTTTATTATCGTCCACGATGGTCAATCCTTTTGAGTGTGTCATTGCAATTTATTTTCGCAAGTATCATCGCAATGGAGTTCATCTTCGTCACATTCGTTCGCAAGTTCTTTGCAGATAGATTTCCATTGCGCTTTGTACATTGTCTTGAGCGTGGACAGAGCACCAATTACTTCGCTATATCCAGCCTCGTCAGACTTAAATTTAGCATCAATAAAATCCATCATATCTTCAAATAGGCTATTACTCATTTTTCCTCCTTAAATTCGTGTATCTCACAAAGTCCATGATTCTTATCCATGAATATTATTCATTGTATTCCATATAATTCAAAATCAGGTGTAGCGCATCCATATCCCATTATATCGGTGACGCGGCCTTTGCCATCACCATTATTCCACGGATGCTTAAATATCACGCGCTGATTCTGGCAGTTGCAGCAGCATCTATCATGCCCTTCTGATTTCATGCACTTGTCAGACATGATTATTCCTCTCAAGCCAATCACTAACAGCCCTACGAATTATCTCGCTGACAGGAATTCCGGTAGCAAGTTTTGTTGACTTTAATTTTTCCAGAAGTTCAATAGGAAAGTAAAAGTTTACGCGCTTCACTTAAAAATACTTTTGAAAAATTCTGGCATGTCAGTTTTCTTTTTATCATTCTTTTCAAGTAGCGACTTCACTTTGTAATCACATTCCTTGCAATATACAACCATGCCATTACGCACTTTTGCATCACGCAAGGTCGCCATGTGCTTTTTACAGAGTTGGCAATTTAGGTTTATATTCATAAATTGAAAAATTTAATAGGCTCTATTGCATTGAAGTTCAATTCTTGGCAATAATCAACAACTAAATTTGGATTGTTTTCATCTCTAACTTTTACTGGTTTTAATACTACCTTAACTTCACCAGATAGGTATTCTTTAATAAACAAAAATGAACCGGATTCAAGATTAGTTACATTATCTTTTTCTATGATTCTAATAATTTCCATTATTTTCTCACGTTCAAATCATCTTCCGTTATCTCAAAAATATCCATCAACGCTTGGATATACCCATACTCGAAGCCAAGTGTGAATACGCCATCACCCCAATGTGCCTTAGCTATTTCACCCTTCATGGATTCTGGATAGCGTGTACGCAATTGATAGCTTCCATCTGTACCAGTAATCCATTTAATTTTCTTTATTGCTGATTGTTTATTCATGCCGAAACTATACAGACATATACAGCGCATGTCAATATGTAAGCGATTCTGACTGTAATTTATTACAGAGTTTAGACTTTACTTTAAGAGTGTAATCGGATTACAGTCGAACAAATTAGCAGGATATTGTAATCGGATTACAGTTTGCAGAAAATGTTAAAAAATACTTGACACAAAAATTGGAATGTCTATAATGTTCGACATCAGCGTTGTGCGACGCGAAAGAAGGTTTGACCCAGTTGTCATAGGCATGTAGGGGAGAAATCCCGCCGACCTTCTTCGGTATCGCACACTACATGACCTATAACAACTGGGTTTTTGTTATCTGCTGATTGTACATATTGCGAAAAATGGACTTTCCCAGACGATACGCCTAACGTACTGTAATCGGATTACAGATAACAATAGGGAATAATATGCGATACCTTAGTTTATTTTCAGGAATAGAAAGTGCCTCTCAGGCTTTTCTACCGATAGGTTGGGAATGCGTAGGAGTGGCTGAAATCGAGCCATTCCCATGTAAAGTATTGGCGCATCATTATCCAGATGTACCGAATTTAGGAAGCGTCACTGAAATCACCAAAGAACAGATAGAATCACTTGGGCATATTGACTTGGTAGTTGGCGGATTCCCTTGCCAAGATTTATCTATAGCGGGGAAGCGGAAAGGGTTACGAAATGAAGATGGAAGTGCAACTAGGTCTGGACTTTTCTTCACAGCAATGCAAATCGTCGAATGGGCAAATCCAAGATGGGTCGTCGTCGAAAACGTGCCAGGATTATATAGCAGCCAAAAAGGGAGAGACTTTGCTTCCGTGGTTGGAGAAATGGCTGGGTGCGAATTTGACGTACCGAGAGATGGATGGAAAAATGCCGGTTGTGCAGTCGGAGAAAACGGACTTGTCGAGTGGGTCACTCTGGATGCGCAATACTGTCGAACACCTGAGTACCCTAGAGCCGTCCCACAAAGACGAAGGCGTGTGTTCATTGTCCGAGATTCTGGAGATTGGCAAAGTAGAAAGCCGCTATTTCTTGAGTCAAAAGGCTTGTGCGGGAATCCTACGCCGAGCAGAAAAACGCGGGAAGAAATTACCTACAATTCTATACAAAGCATTGCATCAAGTGGCAATGACGTAGCAAAGTGTATGACAAAAGTGACTGGGCAACGGTTAGATTTTGAGACGGATGATTTTATCGCGCATGTATTCGCACTAGCAGGTAACACTATAGGCAGAAAACCAGAAAACGGCGGAAACGGAAATGGATTTGATGAATCTGGAGTAAGTTATACGATGACTAAGACTGATGTTCATGCGGTGGCGTTTGAACCGGGACTATTGAAACGCGAAGGAACTCATTTTTATAATGAGCATACAGGATGCCTAAGAAAAGAACCGGGCGACAATCAAATGTCGGTTGCATATCCCATCAATACTCAAATTGCTATGCACCATGAGAAAACTGGAGAAGGTACTGGTATGGGAATCGGTATTGATGGAGACCCGGCATATACGTTGCAAGCCTCACATAGTCATGCAGTTGCTTTTAATGTTGACGCACAACCAGATGAAATGAATTTCAGTACAGAAACAACCGCGACTTTAACAATATCACAACATGCTGGAGTTATGAACCAGCAAATGCAATTACGCAGGCTAACCCCAATCGAGTGCGCCAGACTTCAGGCGTTCCCTGATAACTTCCTATCGCAAGTAAAAGGATACTCAGATAGCGCAGCTTATAAGGCGTTAGGAAATAGCATGGCCTGTAATGTTATGTCTGTAATTGGACATAAAATACAGGAAGCAAGCCAATTATCCAGAAAATTACTATTTTTCAAATCTGAAATCTGCGCAAGGCAATTACCAACTGTAATCGGATTACAACACCACTGCTAACCGAGGCACTGTCAGCCAAGGCAAGGGACGCAAGTCCTCTGTGCTTGCTCGTGCCGTTGAAGTTAGAAGCCCCACCCTTTAGGGCGGGGTAATTCACTTCCAGACTACAGGAATTGGCTTTACGTTTGCACTATTTTTTATGTATGTATTGCAGTTCATAGAAAATAAATGATAGTCTATCCATGATCGTAACTTCGCTTGCCAATACCACCGATATAAATACTCGTGTCGGTCATCATCGTCATTAAAACAAACTCCGCATCTTGGGTTGTAGCTAATCACTTTATATTTGTAGATGGCATTCATATGCACACTCCTTTATAAAAGTATTCATTTTAGCATACTTCCAATCTACCTTCAACTGTAATCGGATTACAACTACATTACAGCTAGGATAACCTATTATTTGGTATTTTAGTATTTTTCAAAAAGGGACAAGGAACACCGCAACTTCCGACATGGGGGGGGCAATTGATAATGATTATCATTATCATCTGCATAGGTGGCGTTACCATTACCGACAGGCTTCGCCTGATTGCTTCGCTTGGTTGATTTATGACCTGATAGAGTTGTCGTACCGCATGAAAAAAATTTACGTATTTATGCAAAAAGGCTTGTTTTATCTATTTATCATGATATAATAGTTCATAAGTTAAGCAATACCGCGCGACTGA